TAACGACCTGTTATAGTTCCACCTTTCTCACGTTTGTTTGGACTAAACGTGCAGTGAACTCTATCACCAATTCTACATTTTGCCAAAGAACCTCTAAGATATTTTGAAATAAGGGCACTATAAACCTTACTCTCAGCAATCAAAGGTATTACATCATGATCTATTAACTCAAGCGCACCTGCTGCCCAAGACTCTGCACCTGTGTCGGTATGAACAGGTGAATGAATACCCAATTGATTCATTGCAAATGTCATTTTCTTAGGTGATGCGATTATTTCATTTGTTATACCATATACTATACTTAATTGTTTTTCTATTTCTTTAAGCTTACCTTCTATCTCTTGTGTAAATTGTTCTGTTCGTACTAAGTCCATGCGTATACCATTCTGCTTCATCATAATTATAACAGGTTGAGACTCACATTCAACTTGATATGAATTACGATGTGGACCCATTAATTTTTCCTGAGCCATAAACAAATTATATGTAGCAATACAATCTTGTTTATTATAAGCAATCATTTGTTTTTTACCTTCAGGATGCATCCATACCACATCAGCATTATCCCATACATCACCACGCAAATCCCATTGTTTCTTTACGCTATTAAACCATTCTTCAATAGTATCACCTGCATTTTTTCCCTCAACCTTGAATCGTTTACAACATGCGTCTAAGCCAAGTTCTTCATATTCATTTATAAGAGCAGCACGTGTCATCGTATCGTGCAGTATGCCACCCACACGCCAACCATAACCGCAACATAACCAGCTAAGATCATACACGCTATTATGGAAGATTTTATCCTCGTCAGAGGCAAGCCAATCAACAAGACGAGGATCATCAGGGGTGCAATTGACATAATCTTTTCCATCATATAGTCCTATACAGAGGATGAATCCATCTTTGCGCATGGACCCATCCCCTAGAGTAGATAGATTTGCGTCATAACATTCTATGTCTATAGCAATCATTTCTGCCTCTTGTCCTTGTTTATTAATTCTTCGGAGCGACAAACTATCGCACCATTGCCGGTAGTCTCAAGTGTGTATAATATGTTATTGGACATGTTTGCATCAAGCAAAGCACCCCATACCATCTTACGCAGCGGTAGTGGTAATACCTTATCAAGATAATCAAGCACTGTTTGTACAGCAGGTGTATCAGCTGCTTCACCAACGTATTCTAACTTATGAAACTTTTTCCATGCACTTAAGCCAAGTTTATCAACAATCCTAATACCAACTTTTTGAATTATTTCATCTAAGAGTATAGAGCTAAGTTCTGATATATGGTTCTTAGCTGCAGATCCATTAAAGTTTGGTGTTGAAAAAAAACATACCTCAACATTTGTCTTGGCCATAAGCTCAGAAAGATGGTACATAAATACAAGCTGTGATTCAAAATCCATGTGTTCAAGCACTTCAAAACATGTGATAGTATAAGGTTTATCATCGAACTTCTCTCGTACTGTATTGCAGAGCTGGCCAATGTATTCTGGATTTGTGAAGTCAAGGTATGGTATAAGCGTTGTAACAGAGTCGATAAGCTTGTTGCCCTTACGCCATTCAATAATTGGACCGTAATCAATACCAATGTAATGAAGGAACTGTGGTCCATGGTTCATCATGCAAGCTGCTTTCAATAGATTGGTATATTTACCGCAGCCGATATCTAATACATATCGGCCACCAATCATTTCACCCATCTGACTAAAGCGAAGCATGTGCACAAAGTAATCCTGCGACGTAAAGCTGTAGTCTTGTACAGCATCATAAATATTTAATACGCTGGTATTTTTATCCGGCAAGAACTTGCTCCTGTTCTCTCTTTGTATCCCAGTAATTTATCGCCATTGCATTCCAAGCTATAGCATCCATGTGAGTAAGACCTTTCATTTTTGGATCAGGGTCTATTTTCTCACCTTTGCGCCATGCCATAAGATGACGAATCATAGCAGCAAAATGCCGATCAGGTCCATCCTTACCATGATTTTGCCAATTGTTTGGACCATATTTTTCTGCTCCACGTGTTGCACGTAAAGCCATCAACTCAATAAAATCCCACAACAATAAATCATAGCGTGTTTTACCTGAATCGTCTTTCCAGCCAGCATTTGGATCTGCACGTGCAGTATCTTGCGTCTCTATCGGTGGAGGTAATGGTGTTGCTGCAGTTCCACTCATTAGAACACCACCTCTACTTCGGCATCTTCAATATTAGCTGCGTCGCCAAGTTTATAAGTTTCATTTGATTCATGATCCCTAAAGCTTGAGTGTATAAATATAACATTGTTACACTGAAGCACATTCTTTTGTTGGTTAGAGCCATCATGCTTAGAGACCCACTTTTGAACTTCAAGTGTACCATATACTTGAACTGCTTTTCCCTTAGTAAGGTACTTAAACAAGTTCTGTCCAGTCTTACCCCACAAGTTTACTTGCATGAATAAAACTTTTTCGTTGTCTCCCCAACCAGTATTGTTTGCAATATCAAATGTCACAAGCTGAGTTCCTGATGGAAGCGTTTTCTGTTCAGCATCACGAGTAAGACGCCCACTGCACACAAACAAATTAAGATCTGCCATTTTCTTCCTCCGTTCTTATAATATATTTATTGTCGTAATTACAACCATCACAAAGTAGGCACTCATTATGTGTCCAATCATAATGAATACATGTACAACATATCTTCAAATCCATTTATTCCTCCCATGCTAAGCACCTATGTTCCTCTGCAGGCATTTCAATCCTGCTATTATCAATAGCACACTTAGGCATATACCTATCATCATCGTCCCAAAAACTATGCTTACACGTAGCACATGAACCAAGTACAGTTTCTTCTGTTGCTATAATTTCTTCTTCGATGATTGCCTCATCGATATCACGAATACTGTCTGAAATATCTACGTTATGACTGAAGAAGTCGCAGATACCTCCATAATCTATAATCGTTGTCGAATCTAGTAATTTACATAATGCATCATCATAAGAATTATTATATGAGTTATCACATTTACCACAACATTGCATAGGTAATCTATAATTTATTTCTTCTTTTGTTGTCTTCATTTAATCTTTAGATAAAGTGCCCATGGCATCGAAACCAAAATGCCATGGGCGAAGAGGAACGTATTACTCTTCTACGTCTCCAGAAGTTTCCGGGGCCGCTAGTAGAGCCACATTGTTTGCAGCAGCAAGCTGCGGTTTAACAGATGATACAGCAAGTTCTTCTGTAATTTGTTCAGCACTACGCTTCACATACATAAACTTTGCTATCTTCTCATTGGGATTATTTGGCTTCGCAGGATTCTGAACCAAATCAAGACCGATAGTCCAACTGAATCCAAAGATCGATGCTATCTTTCCTGAACGGAATCGCTGTGACCTAAGCTGGCTGTTCCATTGCTTGCAAGTCTTCATGCTTCCGACTGTTGGAGAGAAGTACAAGATGCCTTCTTCTGGCCGATCTTTCAACATACAAGCATAAATAAATAATTCCTCGACCTTATTACCAGTCAAAGGATTGGTCATCTTCGGAAAGCCACGTGTTCCAGGTTTAGGACGCTCAACGTGAACATCTATTGATCCTGGTTCGTATCGACCCACTGTGCTATAAGGTGGATCTTTACTTCGTTCTGTCCATACCGTTTTGAATGCTAACACTACAACTTCAACCTCTTTGCCGTAGTTTTCATCTGTTGCGCTATTACGCCAAGTTCCAGGTTCATGATTGACAGCAGCACTTGAGCCAGGTTGTACCATACCCAAATAAGCTACACTTACTGTGTCTTGAGTAAAGTTATCAAGACCTACACCTGCTGTTGAATCAAGAAATGATTGATCGCCACCACTTCCTTCCATTGCTTCGTCACCGTTAAATAATGCCATATTATCCTCCGTAACTTTGTTTTCTATCGCCAACGACGATAATATAATTATACCATATTTCTATAGTAAATTATAGTTTTAGCTAAACATTTTTGTATAAATCCTGAATGTCTTCAGGACCCTTTTTTCCGTCAGCAGAAGCCACTTCTTCCGGGCGTGTTCCATCACCAATGATTTCGATACGACCGACGTCATATGTACGACTGTCTTCTGGTTTATTGTCCTGCACACGTGGTGTGATAACATAACTATCACAGCCATAAAGATGCTGAGCATAAACTGTGATTGTTCCTTCGAACCCGGTGATCTTGTCACGAGCAAACTTACCAAGGTTTTCTTTCATAATCCTGTACCTCCGATATATCTATCATGATTTTAGAACCCTTAGGAAAGGTTCTTTGAGACCCCATATAAGGTGATTCAATAGTATACTCACCATTATCAAACCATATACCAATTGCTTCCTGTACTACGAGCGTACCATCTGGATACCAGACAACT